ATCGGCCATTGCGTCCCGTACGAAAAGGTCATGGCGCCGTGGCTTTCGCTTTCTCAATAGCGTTCGCGTTTTCAATTTCCCACTCGTCGACATAGGATTGAAACGGTGCAAAATCCGTAATTGTCTCGTTCGGCTGGCGCGCCAGTTTTGCCGTGTCGAAATCAATTTCGGACCGGTATTCGACCTCGCCGATCTTGTCGTACCATTGCACGGCATGAATGCCGTCGCGAGCGAGCGATTTGCAATCAACCTTTTGCGGCTTGCCGTCGACGAGGACCGTATCGTCGTCAACGATGATCGTGACGCGCATTGATTAACCTCCCGGCACTACTTGCGGCGATCCCGACCGCCTCGACCATGCCATTGCGTAGCGTCTCGATCGCCGCGCCCGCCTGGCGGGTTTGTTGCGCGCCCTCGATTAAGAGCATGGGCAAAAGCGCAATCGCGCAACGCCAATCGTCTATCATTTCTTCGCTTTGTGGATTTTTGCCAATGACGCGCGTCCACCACGGGCATTTGTGGCAAACGGTCGCCGTGTCGACCTTGTGCAACGGGCAAATAAAGCCCTCGTCGGCGTGCGGGATTTTCATTTAGTTTTTGCTCGCAAGGATCAGGTCGAGATATTGCACGCGCAAGTCGATGGTGTGATTATGCGCGGAGCCAGCACCAGCACCGCCCGTTACAAACGTGTTGCCATCCGAGCGCGACTGCCCGCCCGGGGTATAATCCCACGAACCCCCTACGGCATAATTAAGCAATTGCACGTTAGAAACGCTTGTCGTCGCATGGTTGTGAAAAGGAATGTGAGTCGTCGCTAGCGTAAAGTCATCCGTCATCGTCCGCGCAAACACGGTACTAAAAGCAACGCTGCCGCCGCCGACACCACCGCTCCCAGACACCACACGCAATGCCTTGTCATTGTTAGTCGTGAGTTTTGTCCAGCCAGTCGGTGCCGCCGCCTGATAGAAAAGCATGACCGTCCCGGCGGGAATTGCACTAGCCGCCGCAACCGCGCCTGTAACGAACGCCGTCGTCGCTATTGATGTGTCGGCATCGCCCGCCGTCGGCGTCGGCGCTTTCGGATCGCCGGTAAATGTTGGCGACGCCAGTGGAGCGCGCGTCGTATCGCTCGGATGAATATGATCTTGCCGCGCAAACAATAACGAGGTGCCGACCGTCGCCGTGCCGTCCATGAGCGGTGGGACGGTTGCCGGAGCGCCCGCGCCATCCGCGCCCGTTGGCCCGGTCGCGCCCGGCGGTCCTTGCGGCCCGGTCGCGCCCGGCGGTCCCGGCACCGTACTATTCGCGCCAGCCGGTCCTTGCGGCCCCGTTGGCCCCGTTGGCCCCGTCGATCCCGCTGGCCCGGTTGTGCCGGTATTGCCGGTCGGTCCTCGCGGCCCCGTTGGCCCCGGATCACCTTGCGGGCCCGTTGGGCCCGGTACGCCTTGCGGCCCCATTGGGCCGCCCGGTGGCCCCGGTGGCCCCGGCGGTCCTTGCTCGCCGGTTGCTATGGTTTCGATTTCATCGGTCGTGAGCACAACAACGGTTGCGGCGTCGTCGGCGGCAATGGTGACGTTGGCGTCGGCAATGACGTCGACGCTATTCATCGCGTCGGCCCGGCGTTGATAATGAATGTGCCGTTCCAGATTTTCGTTTTGAAACCGCCGAGCGTCATGACGTTGGAATGGTCAAAACTGCCGAGGCTCAAATGCTGCAAAACGTCCTGTCGAATGAGCAACGTAAATAATCCATTGACCGGATCGGTAAGCGCAAATTCGCCGGTATCGGTCGCGAGCCGCAAGACCGCCTCGGCATCCTCGGCATGGTGCCGCAGCATCATTTCCAATGACGCGCCGGTCATGTCGATAGGCGTGCCGCTATCCGCCGTCATGTATTGGAACGCGCGGTAAAAATCCGCGTCATTCTCGACGGTGATATTGACGATTGCCATGACTACGCTAGCACGTTTGATATTGCGGCAAACGCGGCGTCGATTTGCGCCAGCGTCGTTATGCTACCGCCATTGATGGCGGTGAGCGTATTGCTCTCACACGTAAAACAGGCTTGCACAAACGTCGCCATTTGTTGAACGACATGTGCTAGTCCCGGCTCGTCGAGTTGCGTAAACGTGCCGTCGGCCAATTTCCAATCGGTGATATGGCCGGGATTGGCGACCGCGTAGTCGTGCGCGCTTGCGGCGGTATTGCGCGAAACCGGATCGCTCAAATACGGCTTGCCGCCAATACTCACGCCGCCGCTCGCCTTGGTGTAGCGAGCAAACGCATTATATGTGCGCGGCGTGCCCGGCGGATACTGTGTCGCTAATACGTTTTCGAGATCGGCCATTGTCGCCGCTTGCGACGGTGCATTGCCAGCGTCAAGCCAAGCGACATAGCCCGCGTCCGCAACCGGGACCGACATGGCGCGACCGCTTGACCATACGTTTGCTTGATCGCCCGCGACGATCCAATACCAGTCATTCGGTGTGTAAGCCGGTATAATTTGCATTGATCGTCTCCATCAAGAATAGATACCATAAGTGCCTATCGTTCCTGCGCTATCACCGGGAAAATAGTTTGCGCCGCTGCCATAGGTGTTGAGCCAAGCCAGATTATTCGCCTCGTATTTTTTGCCGACCGCAAAACCGGAAACGCTAAGCAATAGCGTGCCGATATAGCCATAGGTCACGCTGGCGCACGCGCCACCAAAGGCCGGAGTACCCTGACAAATGATGGTGTCGGACACTCCCGCGCTATAGATTTGTCCCGCGCTAGCATACAAATGATAACCAAATGACGCGTTTTCGATCACGCAACCGCGCATGATGACGGTGCCGCTTACATCGCTTTTGATGTTGGCACTATTCACCGCACCGGCATAATGAATGTGTGTACCGACTGATATCGCTGTGCCATTACCAGTTGCCCAAATGCAACCAATGATGGTCGTCGCCCCGCCGATGCCAATACGGAAGCCGTCAACATAAAATTGTGCGCCACCCGAGCCGTAAAAACACGGAACATTGCCGCTCGTGATAACGTAGCAATTGGCTGGCGTTGTCGTGTTGCCGATAATCTGCACGCCGCCGGGTCCTGTCGTGCCGGTGATGGGACCAGCAGCTTGAAGCGATCCTAGATAAGTGCCGTCAGCAACATGAATTGTAAGGGTGTGCCCGTTCAAATTGTATGTTTGTTGCGCGAAATTATAAGCCTTCTGAATGGTGAGAAACGGTTTGCTGGCCGTACCATCTCCGGTCGTGTCGTTGCCACTTGTCGCGACATAAAGATCAAGGCTCATTAACGCTAGGATCAAGCCGCCCGATTGCGGACTGGCCCCGGCACCGGTCTGCCATTGCGAACCGGTCCACCAAAACGCAACGAAATCATTAGCCGCCCATTCGTCTTTGCCAATTGCCGCGCCGCCTCGGCGAATGACGTTGGCAAAGCTGAACGTATTGAGCGCAAAGGTCGCCGGGCCGGTCGGCGCGGCATTCATTTTAACGACGACACACATTCCAACGGTGAGCGCATTTGGAACGGGCGATACCGAGGCCGAGAACGCGTTACCGGCATTGGCCGAGGTGCCACCGAAAATGATTTTGCCGCCTTGAATGGCTTTCGCTAATTGCGTCAGGTCGGCGTTATCCGGCGTCAGGCCGCCCGCCGCAATAACCTCGACGATTTCCCGTTGCGGATATTCAATCGAGGCGGCGGGCGGGATCGAGCCCATAGTCCCGGTCGACGGGTTGCCGTTAATGTACGGGTCGTTTGCGCCCGGCGCGCCGTAGGGTTGGTTGTATTTCATCGCGAGTCCTCGTTACGGTGTGCCGGCCATTGGATCGCCGGGATTGCTCAAGCCGGAATAGTCGAAAATAATTTCGGTGTGCGCGGGCTTGAGGCGGTTCAACAAACACTCAAGATCGTCGGCGATGCCGATACGCAAATGCGGATCGACGCCACATTGACCGGACGCGCAGCGGAACCAGGTCAATTTTGCCTGGTCAACGTGAACGGTCCAATAAAAGCGGTTGGTATCGGGACCAAGGCCGTAATACGGCCACTCGGAAAGCGCGCCGTCGGCGACCGGCGCGTCGCCGCGCGCGTTCATAATGGGAACGCCCCACTCGTTGCGCATCGGATCGGGCGGCAAGTCGCCGTAAACGCGCGCGTCGCCGACGCGATCAATGCCGACGACAAACGTACGGTATTCGGTAATCGTGATCGTGTAACCGATTTGGGCCGCGGTCGCGATAAAGAACGCGCGCGATTGCGCGCCGAGCATCGTCATCCGCATGACAAGTGCGAGGTGACGCTCGTCGATCGTTTGCGGCGCGGTATAACAAGGATCGGGCAAGCCGAAATTGTATTCCCATTCCGGCAAGAGCTCGATCGTCGTGCGCGGGTCGCTTT